AGATAACTATTTCACTGACCGACTCTCAAACTTCAGCACTTGAGGCTGGACGTTTTGTTTATGATGTTTTGATAACTGCATCTGGTGGAACAAAGACCAGAGTTGTTGAAGGTCAAGTCACAGTCAATCCAAGTGTAACGAGGTAAATATAATGTCAATTAACGCAACACTATCTAATAATGCTGGATTGAATTCATCAATCGGAAGTGTTTCTCAAGTTAAAGGTTCTATATCTCAAGGAAATGAGGTAGTTGTAACCAGAATTACCGTACCTGGCCCAGCAGGGCCTGCTGGAGCAGCTGGTTCATCTGTTAATAATATTTCACAGTCACAAGATGTTGATGTTTCTGGTATCGCTGATGGTGCGTTATTACAGTTTCGTGCGAGTGACCAAAAATTTGTTGCAAGAAATACACTGGATACAACTTCAGGCACACTAGTTTTTAGTGGTGGTAGTTTTTAAGGGATAGATAAATGGCAACAACAATTCAAATTAAAAGGTCTACTGGTACTTCAGCTCCATCATCATTATCTGCTGGTGAACTTGCAGTAACTTTTGGAACTGGTACTCAATCAAATTTAGGTGACAGACTTTTTATTGGTGATGGTTCAACGGTTGATGTAATCGGAGGTAAATTTTTCTCCGATATGTTAGACCATGTTCAAGGTACTCTAACTGCTGGTAGTGCAATTACAGTTGATGGAAATAAAGCAGTTGATGATTTAATCGTAGGTAACAATGCATCAACTGGTGGTTCTATAGAATTAAAAGAAGGTACTAACAACGGTACTCATCATGTACAATTAAAAGCACCAAACTCTCTTGGTGCTAATCTTGCATTAACACTGCCTGGGTCTGATGGTAATAGTGGAGAAGTTCTCAAAACAAATGGTTCTGGAACACTATCTTTTGGAACTCTTGCGTTAGGAGATGTAACTGGAACACTTGCTTTATCTGCATTAGAAATAGACGGTGGAACTGATATTGGTGCTGACCTTGCAGATGCAGATTTATTGATTGTTGATGATGGTGCTGGTGGAACAAATAGAAAAACTACGTTAACAAGAGTTAAGAAATATATTTACTCTGCGATATCAAGTGGTGCAACTGTAACAAACTCTGGTGCATTAACACTTGCAAATACATCTGTAACAAATGCAATGTTAGCAGGGTCAATTGCAAACGCAAAACTTTCTAACAGTTCTATTACAATTGGTTCTGATGCAGTTGCTCTTGGGGGAACGCAAACAGATTTAAATGGTATTACTTCTCTTGACGTTGATAATATTACAATTGATGGTAATACTATATCAACAACAAATACGGATGGAAACCTAACACTTTCACCAAATGGAACTGGAACTGTTGATGTTGGAAACTCAAGAATTACAACTGTTGCAACGCCTACTGGTTCAACTGATGCAGCTAACAAAGCATATGTTGATGCACAGTTACAAGGACTAGACGTAAAACAATCTGTAAGAGTTGCTACAACTGCAAATGGAACTCTTGCATCTGCATTTGCAAACGGACAAACAGTTGATGGTGTCTCTCTTTCTACTGGTGATAGAATACTTTTGAAAAATCAGTCAACTGGTTCTGAAAATGGTATCTACACTGTAAATTCAAGTGGAGCTCCGACTCGTGCAACTGATTTTGATGCAAACTCAGAAGTAACTGGTGGTGCATTTTTCTTTGTAGAAGAGGGTACGGTAAACGCAGATAATGGTTTCGCATTAACAAATGATGGTTCAATTACAGTTGGAACAACTGCATTAACATTCACACAATTCTCTGGTGCTGGTCAAGTTATTGCTGGTGATGCACTTACTAAATCTGGAAACACATTAAATGTTGCAGTAGATGACTCCTCTATAGAGGTTAGTTCAGATGCACTTAGAGTAAAAGCATCTGGTATTACAAATGCAATGTTAGCAGGGTCAATTGACCTTACTGCAAAAGTTACTGGTGCATTACCAGTAGGAAACGGTGGTACTGGATTAACATCAATCGCAAAAGGTTCAGTTCTGGTTGCAAACTCCGCTAATACATTATCTGCATTAGACGGTGGTGGTTCTAATGATGGTATATTGACATACACAGCATCAAGTGATACACTCGCATTTGCAACTTCAGTGGACGGTGGAACATTCAGTTAGTAGTCAATAGGAGATTGCCTCATGGCTACAACACCAATAAAACTTAAACGCAGTAACACAATATCAGTCATACCAGATACCTCTGATTTGATTGAGGGTGAAGTTGCACTTAATACAGTTGATAAAAAACTGTATGTTCGTAATGATAGTAGTACTGTTATTACACTTGCAAATCACTATGCGACAGACTTTGATGTAAATGTTGTAACCTTTAAAGTTACTGTTGCAACAAAAGATAGTTCACACCCTTATCACGGTGTTGGGTCTAGTAATGGTTATAAACTTAATGGTATCTTTTCACCTTATCTAAAACTTATTCCAAGAAATACATATCGTTTTGACCAGAGTGATTCAAGTAACTCAGGCCACCCTTTTAGATTCTATCTAGATGTAGATAAGACAACACAATATACTTCTGGAGTAACAGTAGTAAATGGTTCTGGAGGCCCAGGCACTTCTGGTGCATATACACAATTAGTTATTAGTGATACTACTCCACCAGTTTTATTTTACCAATGTTCTGCACATGGAAATATGGGTTGGGCTGCAACTACTGGTACAAGAAGTTTATTTGGTTTTGATACTGATGATTTATCAGAGGGTTCTTCTAATCTTTATTTTACAAATGCAAGAGCAGATGCAAGAATTAGTAATGCAATTAAAGATGAAGATAACATGGCATCAAATAGTGCAACCCATGTTCCTTCACAACAATCAGTAAAAGCATATGTTGACGCAACAGTAGAAGCAACAAATGAATTAGTAGAAGACAGCTCTCCTCAACTGGGAGCAAACCTTGATTTAAATTCAAATAATATTACTGGTACTGGTAACATTTCCACTACTGGTAATCTTACACTCACCTCTACTGATGCTGGTTCTAGTGCAGCTCCTACGATTGATTTGGTTCGTGATAGTTCAAGTCCTGCTGATGCAGACTATCTTGGACAACTTGCATTTAAAGGTGATGATGATGGTGGTAGTTCACATACATACGCAAAGATTAGTGGTAAGATAGATGATGCATCTGCTGGTAGTGAAGATGGTTTACTAGAATTTGCAGTTGTATCTGGTGGGTCAAATGAGATTGTTGCAAGAATAAAAAACAATGGTTTATTTCTTAATACTGGAAACACACTTCGTTTTGAAGGTGCAACCGCTGATGCACACGAAACAACTTTAACAGTTGCAGACCCAACAGCAGATAGAACAATCACATTACCCAACTCATCTGGTACTGTTGCACTTACAAGTGATATAACATCATCTGATGTTGTAGATGATACTTCACCACAACTTGGAGGCGACTTAGATGTAAATAGTAACGCAATAACTGGTAGTGTTGTTGCAGTAACTACAAGTTCAAATGGTAATATTACACTCACACCAAATGGTTCTGGTAAAGTAATCATTGACGGATTGTCACACCCAGTAGCAGATGGTAACGCTGGACAAGTTCTTAAAACAGATGGTTCTGGAAATCTTGCGTTTGCTTCTGTTGGTTCACTTGCTGGTTCTGGTATTCAAAATGTATCAGATGACAGCTCTCCCCAACTTGGAGGAAACCTAGATGTAGTTACTCATAGTATTGTATCTACTTCTAATAGAGATATTACACTTGCACCAAATGGTTCTGGTAAAGTTGTTGTGGGAACAAATGGTATTGAATTCGGAGATGGAACAACACAAACCTCTGCTGGTGCAACAACTGGTTTTTCAATTGCAATGGCTACAGCACTTGGATAATATAAATAGAGTAAAGGAAAGATAATATGGCAACTCCAAATACAAAAGCATCTCTTAAAGAACATTGTCTAAGGAGTCTTGGTAAGCCTGTAATTGACATTAATGTTGATGATGACCAAGTAGATGATAGAATAGATGATGCATTACAATACTTTGCACAATACCATTATGATGGTGTTGAAAGAATGTATTTAAAACATAAAATTACACAAGCAGAAATAGATAGGGCTGCAACAAATACATCTGTTACTGCAACTGATACAGTAGATAATTCAATTACTGCAGCTTGGTTAGAAGGAAATGGATTTATACCTATTCCAGATAGTGTATTATCTGTTGTAAAAGTGTTTGACTTTACAGATAAACATACTGTAAATATGTTTGATGTTCGTTATCAACTAAGACTAAATGATTTATATGATTTTAGCAGTGAATCTATTATTCACTATGAAATGACTATGAAACATTTAGATTTTCTAGACCATATTCTTGTTGGTGAAAAACCACTTCGTTTCAATCAACATCAAAATAGATTATACATAGATATGGATTGGTCACAAGATGTAAAAGTTGATGACTTTATTATTATTGAATGTTATCGTAAGTTAGACCCAGCAACATACACAGATATTTTTAACGACATTTACTTAAAAAGATATACAACTGCATTGATTAAAAGACAATGGGGTGCAAATCTTTCTAAGTTTGAAGGTGTACAAATGTTAGGTGGTGTAACTCTAAATGGTGCGAAACTATTTGAGGAGGCTCAGGCAGACATAGAAAAGTTAGAGGAACAAATTCAACTTGCGTATGAACTACCACCCAACTACATGATAGGATAATTTGATGCCGACAAACGTATATTTTGATACTGGAACTAAACCAGAACAACATCTCTATGAAGATTTAATGATAGAACAATTAAAGATTTATGGACAAGATGTTTTCTATATTCCAAGAACCTTAGTAAAAGAGGATAATCTTTTTGGAGAAGATACTCTTTCTAAGTTTGGAGATGCATATCTTATTGAAATGTACTTTGAAAATGTAGAAGGATATGAAGGTGAAAAAGAAATCATGTCCAAGTTCGGTTTACAAATGAATGAGGATGTAACTTTTGTGGTTGCAAGAAGAAGATTTGAACAATTAGTCGCACACGACTCTAATCTTATAGTGAAGACAAGACCAAATGAAGGTGATTTAGTTTACTTTCCAAAGGTAAAAAAGATATTTGAAATATCTTTTGTTGACCATGATGACCCATTCTATCAAATACACAATGTTCCAGCATTTAAATTAAAGTGTAAAACTTTTGAATACTCTAGTGAAGACCTTGATACTGGTATCACAGAGATTGATGCAATTGAAACAGATAATTCTCTTGACCAGTTAGTATACCAGATTTCTATGGAACAGTCAAGCACTACCACATATAATGAAGGTCTTGAATTAGAAGACGGAACTGGTAACTTAGAACAAGAAGGAAGCACTGATAATCTTATTGGTGAAAACGAAACTGGTGGTGACCAGATTGTTCTTGAAACTGGTGACTATATAATACAAGAAGCTTATGTAGTTGATACAATAGATGAAAACGCAATGAATGATTTCTTTGAAACTCAAGATGATAATATCATTGATTTCACAGAGTCAAATCCATTTGGTGATATAGGAAGATAATATGTTAGGACAACAATTTTACCATGAAACTATGCGAAAGGTCGTAGTCGCCTTTGGTACTATTTTCAATAATATTAATATTGTCAGAACAAATAGTTCTGGTGCAGTGACACAAAGTATGAAAGTACCTCTTGCATACGGCCCAAAACAAAAGTTCTTGACAAGACTTAGAGAAGACCCCAATCTTAATAAAAAAGTTGCATTAACTTTACCCAGAATTGGTTTTGAAATTTCTGGTATTGCATATGACCCTTCTCGTAAATTAAATTCAATTCAAAAAGTTAAAAAGACAAATGACTCTGAAAGTGGTAAAACTCTTTCATCACAGTTTATGCCTGTACCATATAATATGGATTTTGAATTAGTGGTCATGGCAAAACAGTCTGATGATGCACTTCAAATAGTTGAACAAATTTTACCATTCTTTCAACCAGATTATACAATTACATTAAATGATAATACTGCAATGGGAACAACAAGAGATGTTCCAATTATTCTAAGTAATGTAACTTATGCAGATGAGTATGAAGGTTCTTTTGAAGATAGAAGAGTTCTCACATATACATTATCATTTACTGCAAA